TGATTGCTTTTATTGTTGTAGTTTTTTATGAGAGGAATTCTGATAATGGTCTTATCTGCATACCCATTGTCTACAAGCCATTTGAGATTGGCTAATACAAAAGAGTTGTCCTTGCCTGTGTATTGCTTGTAAATAAACTCGTCCATATCTTTGATGTCAATCACTAAAAGGTCAGCAAATTGAGCAACTTTAAAGATATTTTTGTTCGGTACATTCAATGAAGATTCTATGGTGATTTTCCATTCCTCTGGCATTTTTCGAGTAAACTCACTTATAAAATCAGCGTACAGCAGTGGCTCACCACCACCAAAAGTAACTCCTCCACCCGTAGCCAAAAAATAAATATTGTCAGGCATCAAGCGTTCTATCAGTTTATCAACAGTAAGCTTACATTCTGGAGATTCTTTGAAGCATTGGGCGTTTATGCAATATGCACATCTAAGTGGACATTCATGAAATGCAACGAGAGTAGTGATGCCGTCACCGTCTGTAGCCAAGCGGTGACGGTCAATTCCTATCAATGGTGCTTCTAATGGTGACATAAGTTACTTTAGCATAATATCTATTGGTATCATAATTTTCGCACATGTCGGCTTGCCGTCTTTTAAGGCTGGCTTCCATTTAGGCATCGCTTTTACAAGTCGTAACACTTCCTCTTTCATCTCTTGAGGACAAATTGTTATGACTTTAACATCGGCAAGACTGCCATCCCCCAACACATAGAAAGAAACATTTATGCGCTGCTGATATGCTCCTTGTAAAGTTTCAGGTACACATAAATTTTGTTCTACAAAATGTAGCAGGGCACTGTTGCCGCCAGGATAGAATGGCCCTGTGTCAAAATCTTTATTTTCAACAACCATTTTTCCTTCCTGTTTTTTCTTGCGACGCTTCTTTGTTTTAGGCTTTTGTGGTGCAACTACAACCATTTCTCCTAAAAGATCATCGTCTTCTTCCGTTAGGCAAAGCGTGTTAAAGCCTTTCAAGTCCAGTTCGCTGAATGAATAGACCTTGTTTTTATAACCAATATATTCCAATCGTAGCGTGGAATCCCTTGGAAAGGTAACAGAAAAGTTTCCGTCAATGTCTGTAATGCTGCCGGATTGTTTGTTTCCTACAACAATAATTACACCAACAATAGGAGTTCCGTCAGCATCTTTCACACATCCATTGATTGTAACTTGTGCTCTTGTTGGCAGAGAGTCTGCTGCGATTACTTCATTACCAATAGGTACAGACGGTGACGAAGTTTGGGCATATACATTGTATGGGGTCGCCAAAATGCCAATGGCAACACCTGTAACACAAACAGCCTCTCCCATACGTTTGCGTAAAGACAATTCCGACTCTATATATTTTCTTTCAGTCTCGCATGCTGGACATGTTCCACTGCAATGTCCTTTGAAGTGGCAAACTCTTGGCTCGTATGCAATGCCATTCATGTCAGCAATCTTTTTTCTGACAGCTTTCAGTACGTCGCAAATTTTTCTACCCCTATCCATACTATTTATTATTAGTCAATGGCAAAGATAACAATTTTTTCTTAGAAAAAGTAGCCTCCTGCTTGCTTTTTGTTTTTGTATCCATGGTCTTCAAAGAGTTTGGCGGTGTCAGACTGTTTCCATTCGGCGAATACGTTGCCCTTGGCTAAACGTATGCTGTTCACGATGTCGATGATGCTTGGCATCGGATATTCACCGATGCGGAGTATTGAGAACTCGATGGCAGATATGCGCTGATACATCCGCTTGTATTGAGCGGTGTCGAGAGTCATATCCCACTTGTTGAGAGCGTTGGCCGTGCGAAGCATGTCCATGAGTTCCGGACTGAAGAACTCCGTTTCGAGGCGGTGCTCAATGGCGAGTAACTTGGCACGAGTGTCCTGGTATCGCAGCCAGATATGGTCAGCGAAGCCCAGCTGGTGAACGATGTCAAGTGTAGGGAACATCGTGGCAGCGAAGTAATTGAACAGCTCCGATGCAGTCCAATGGTGAGCATCCGGAAGCATGGTGAGGATAACGGCAAGCGCATCGTCGCGCTGTTTTTCGAGAGAAAGAAGAAGTCTCTCGATGCGCTCCTTAGATGCCGGTATCACATTCTGGTTGCTGACGATGCCAAAGCCATTAGGCGTAAGGATGAGGTCGAGCTGTGGCACTGCGTGCAGCATTGCCTCTGCAGCCGTGATGATACGGCAGTAATGCAGGAGCGGTGTGTTGTCAGAGTATGTGCGGATGCGACTCATTGTGTCGGACGAAACGAAAGTGTCGGTAAGCCATTGCTCCGCCTGTAAGAGGTGATACTGTATCTTGTCAAAAAGAGATAGTTCACCAGCTACCGTTTTAAGCGTGTTGGGAACATACTTTCTTAGGGTATCGTTGTCATTTATCAGCATTGCCATTGTCTTTGGATTTATTGAGTGAAACTTGCTTTGCGTCCTTATTTTCATCGAGCGTGGTGAGCTGGATGAATGGGCAGTCCGGCTTGACCGCAGTCCACTTGTTGAAGCGGATGATCAGTCGGTGAACGGAGAAGAGAAGGTCGTGGTAAGGCTTCTGTAGAGCCTGGGCGATGGTGTAAAGTTCTCGCTTGTCGCTGCCTGAGTTGTTGGTCTGCGACTTGCCTGGCACCGAGCCTACGAGATTAGAGTGTACTCGCATGGTGAAGCACATCATGTTGATGGCTTCGACGATGTCCGTCGCCCAGTCGCCACCTTCTTTGTCCGTCTCGATCTTGTTGATTACCACGTCATGCTGCTCCTCGCCGTTGGGTGAAACATAGAACGTAGAGAAGAGTACCTTTCCGCTGTTCTCCATGCCAGTGAGGAAGTTGATGATGTTGTCCTTCTCCTCGTTGACACGCTCCTGCTGCTTGACACGGTCAGTAATGCCCTCGACCTTGAAGATGTTGTTCCAAAACGAGTTGGCAATCTCGATGTGGTACTTTATGGGCGCGGAGTTTCGGAGCTTCGCTTCCTTAGCAATGCCGATGAGCTGCTTGATGTTGAACCACTTTCCTTTGAATAGAGCTGCGTAGTATGGTATTGGGTAATACGTATTGTCGGGCGTAGGAATACGGCTGACAACAGCGAACTTCTTGATTTTCTTCCCTCTGTTCTGCAGATCAGAGAATGGCGACTGCGGATTGAGAAGTTCAATGCGCTCGATGTCCTCCGGACTGACCGTATTACGCCAGTTGGCATAGAGGATGTAAGGTATCACGCCTGACTTGTCGGCAGGAGCAAAGCGGACGTAACACGCCTGTTTGCGGACGATTCGGACAATGCGACTGGCATCCTCATTGAGGATGATCACGCTGACGCAAAAGCCGAAGTGCTTGAAGTCCTGGCACACACCGAGGAAGTAACTTGCGAGGTCGTTGTCCAGCATGAAGTCATCAACTTGTGACTTTACTTGTGCGGTGGCAAGCTCTGTGTCATAGACAAGTCCGCTGCCATAGCAGACTTCGGCATTGAACATCTGGCAAGTGCTCATCGTCTCGTCAGACTCGATGAGGTCAATGATGTTGTACGGCATCTGATTGTCACCTCCCCATGGGATGTACTTCATCTTGTCGTTGATGATGATTGGTGCGATGTTGTGCTCCTCCTTGAAGACTTCACTGGTCTTAGGGAGGAAGGCTGCGGAGGCGTGGGCGCCGGGGATGGTGACAACGGATGTTGGGGGAATAAATGAAAAATCGCTCATATCTTGCTTTTTTAGGGCAAAGATATGAGCGATTGGGAGGTGGGGAAAAGACAAGGCTAATTCTTAATTTCTTAGGAATTATATGCTTTTATATTAAAAGGCTAATCTTTAATGCGTGAAAATCAATCGTGGTTTATACGAAAAGTTCTATAATAACGTTATTCCATTAAACCATCTGGGTTTAATATATGATTAACTAATAATTTTAGACAAAATGAAAAAGATAATATCACCTATTCTCTCAATCGCTCTTTTTACAACCCTCATTCTTCTATTTCTGATACACTTTCAGAGAGTAGACGCACAATCTATTTATAAATGCGATAATGAGAAACACATCTGTTACAAAAACTCTGATGGGAAAACAATAGTGAAGAGCAAGAAATACACAATAGCGTTTACAGACACTATCACGTCCATCGGTTTTGTAGGTAATAGAAAAGGTAAAATCATCGGTATAGACAACCATGGAAAGGAGTTGTTTGAGGTATATAAGATAGACAATGGTCCAGACTGCGTTAGTGATGGCTTGTTTAGAATTATTGGGAAAAATGGCAAAGTGGGGTTTGCCGACACTTGTGGCGTTATCGTAATACCACCTGTTTTTTCTTATGCCACTCCATTCCTTGATGGAGAAGCCAAGGTAACTTTTGAGGGCGAAGAACAAAAACAAGGAGAGTATCAATATTGGGAAAGCAATCAATGGTTTTTGATAACGAGTCCGAACTTGTTAGATCATAGTATGAACGAGATGGCTACATCTACTAAATTTGACACGCCAACATTGACAACGGAGGAAAAGCACAAAGTCAAGGAACTGGCTGCACAAGCCCCTGATAGCATAAAAACATGTTTCTCCTTTTTGCTTTACAAATGGAATTACGCAATAACCCATAATCGTGAAATGCTCTTGAGCTCAAATACATATTCGTATTCAAAGTTACCCGAGTTCCACTATTTGAAATCCATGGGGAAACAGATAATACCACTTATCATGGAACAACTTATTGAGCCATCAAATTTTCATCTGTTGGTTCTTTATGAAGCTGTGCAAGAAGATAGCAGAAAGATTGTGAAAGACCACACTGGAGGCGAACAGAACAGAGCCATAATGAATGTGAAAAGATGGCTTGGCAGTAAGTAGGGATTCGCATTGAAAACTGTAGATATTTGTCTTAATCCAACAGTTTCATTCGATTTTTATCTTCCAAATGTTTTCAGGTGTCTTCTCTGTTTGCAAAGGAACTTGCTCTATCGAATGTGCCGTTGCTTTCTTTCTCTTTTTGTTTTGTCTTGTTTGTTTTCTGAAACTTTTAAAGAGAAAGTTTCTTCCCATGCCATTGCCAAAAATCACATCCAATGGTTCGCCAGTATCTTTCCATATCCTGACCTTGGCAGCATAGTCAAATGCAAATCTGACAGCCGTGCTGTCATAAGTAAAAACCACTTCATAATACGCTTTTCCAAACTGTTTTCTTATTTTGCGATGATTGTCACCATAGTCGTCCTTTTGGAAAATCCGCATTTCAGATATTTCAGCACCTTTGAAAAACGGAACGTATGCAGGACCAAAGGTATTGGCGACACTCCTTGCGGCAGTTATAAGTGCATCCTTTTGGCAGACATCAGCACAACTGCTTGGAGCCAATGGCTGGGCAGATAATGTCGTAACCATCAGAAAAGCGATTGGTAAGAGGAAACGCTTTTTCATAATCACTTATTTGTTATGGCACATTATTCGTACAAACAGCGTTTCATTGTTTCGTAATTGTAAATTTCAATTTCTGGAGTCCTTTTTTGTATACATTGGCCAAGATGAGATAATACTGCAGTTTCTCGCCTGAGTTCATCTTTTTTGTAATATACTCAAATTCGCTTTCCGGTATTACATCCTTAAACAACGGGCCGCCGTCCTCATTGTACACCAACCTTATATCGTTTGTCAGCGGAGAAATGACGTATGAGCAATACGCCTGATATGGGATGCTATTGAATTTGACCCAGTTGTCATCGCCTTTATCCAAAACATTTTCTACGTATATCCTGCTATGTTCATAAGAAGGCTTTGGCCACCCATTGCCTTTATAGATATTTCCTTCGCCATCTACGATATAGTTGTCTTCTGTCTCGTATTTGTTGTACGGGCACAGCTCCTGATACTCAATGTCGCTTTCTGACTTTACACTATTGGTTGGAGTTTCCGTCTCTTTGACGAGTTTGTCTTGAACGATTTTGACGAGCAAATATTTGTGGCTATAGCCGTCAGCTGGCGGATTAGCAAGTGTAGTCATCTTTACCCGCAATTCATACTCATGCCCTTTTACATAAGTGAAACCCTCGATACGATATAGACCAAGATGTTCCCATTTACCATTTGGATTATCAAACTTTACAAGCATACATTCCTCTGGGGTAGAGTTAAATCCGTAACTTTCACCCGTTTCAGAAGAAACATATATTGTTATCTCCTTGACGGAATCTTTTTTCTCGTCATCATCGCTGCTGCAACTTGAAACAGCAAAAACTGCAAGTAGCAGGAATAAAAGGTTTAAAGTCTTTTTCATTTTACGTTTAATTGTACCACTTAAAATAAACGGTAGATTTTTGAATATATTGCATGAATTATTGCATTTTTTCATTTCTTGTCACATTTCAAAACCTGTGGAATCTATCTTCAAGCACTTTCATATTCTCAATGAGTTCAATGAAAGAAGGTTTCTCTCCGAAAATCATGGAAGAGCACATACTTTTATAGTCAGCCTCCCATGCGCTGCGTATATCCTCACGAGGAACGAGAACGATGCGACGACGGATGTCTGGGGTGTAGTCCATACCACTAATGCTTGTGAATATCTCGCGATGATGACGAATGGATTCCCACAGTTCATCATCCTTTATGGCAGCCAAAGCAAAGTCTTTGTCCATCATACGAGAGAGGTCATAAAGATGTCTTGACTTGCGGTCGGCAATGACACCACGTCCCTCTACGGAAAACAACTCGTGCAAGAGGAATACCTTTTCAAGGAAAGTCTTGCTTGCAAGAGCCGTTGCCACCTTGCTATCGACAATTGTTGTCTGTATGGTAGGAAACACGCCCTCGACCATACTGTTGATATGTGTTTGCTCGTTTGGCTCCAGCAAAGACCTTGCTCCAATCTCCAACATCACTATTGGCGAAAGGTATTCAGACGGCTCAGCCCAAGCACTCTTATACCTCACGAAAATCTTTCTCGGTTCTGGATATGTGCTATCGCCCTCACCGTCTGGCTCAGACTCGATTTTGCAAAAGTCCTGCAAACCATATTTCTCGACAGCCTCCTGCAATGCCGGGCAAAACGTGTCTTTGACAAATAGCGAAGAAGCCTTGCGCAGTTTCTTTATCTGCTTCTTCGTCAAGTCGCCCTCGAACCCAAACAAAGAGCGGTCGACAGCCAAATCAATGTCTTCAGAGAAACGCTCAATAAGATGCCAGACCTTGCTCAAAGATGTGCCACCTTTGAAGATGAGTTTATCAGCAAAAGGCAAGTCGAAAACGATTTGCAGAATATTAGAAACCCACAAGTCCTTCTCTATAGCCTGTGGAGGCAACCCACATCGTGCAGATGCTTGTTGAAGCACACGTCGTTGGTCGTCAAACGAAAGTTCAAAGAATTTATTCATAAGCGTTTTGTACAATTTTTCTAATCCATACAGGCATCAGTTTCAAGTCGACAAGCACATCTTCTTTCTTCTCCTGTCTCAATAAGTAGTAAATATGATCCGTCTGTTTAGTAGTAACATTGGCGTTCTTTATTGACTTTAGAGCAGAATTAACTAACATGGCAAGTCGGTTCGTAAAAGCCAAGTTGCGTGGAGCCGTATTCTTAAATGTGATAGATCTATTCCCTGACACTGATATTCTGCGCGACTTTCCATTTGTGAGGAAAACACTATTCAACGGAACCTGTGTAGAAAGTCCAAGAACATTCAGCGCATAGTCGCCAGTGGGGACAATTTTGGAATGAGAGCGTTCAGCCAAGGCTTCAGCAATTTGGATGTCAGTAGGATAAATCACCCCCAATCCCAAAGTTTCGTCAATTTCGGGATAACAGTAAATGCCCTGTGCCACACGAATAATTACCCCGCTTTTTGTAAGCCTAAGCAAAGTCTGTCGGATAGCATCAGAAGAGCCCAAATCAAGGAAGTCATCGGCAAAGAAAATCTTTCCCCTACCAAATCCCTTTATCCTGTTTTCAATTTTATGAGCTATACTTTCCATGTCTAACCTTAATTTTGTCACAAAATTAGCAACTTTTTGTGACAAAACAAAGAAAAGGCTTAGAAAAGTAGCAATGTTTAACTAAAAAATGCCCGATACATATTCTATAAAACCACAAATATACAATATCAGCCATGCAAACACAAATGTTGATTTTGTTACAAAAAAAGATACTTCTTGTGACACACTACATATACACCTCAATCCCATTCACCTCAAATATACACACATCTCGAAGTTGCCGGATTTCATTGGAGTCCAGCAGCTTCATTCGTCTTGTGCCTTTGTAGAAGTCATATTTGAGGGAGATGCAGCGATGCCAGGACTGGATTTCACCGCTGCGAGTCCATAGGCGGATGTCGATGGGTTCGGGACTGGAGAGTATTTTGCGTAGGGTGGTGATGTGGATGGATTGCATAGCGATGTGGATTAATCGAAGGTGCGGTAGAAAGGATCATCGAAGATGTTGTTGCCGTAGTCGATGGTGATTGGGAAATGATGGCTACTGTACTTATACTTGAACTTGATGCTGTTCGTGGCGTTGTCGGCATCGGAGATTTCACTGTTTATATCAGTGATGGTGATGGGTGCCAGGGCACCACCTATCTCAACGATGTTGACATAGCGAGAAAGGAGGAGCTGGGAGAAGTGCTTGGCTTCCTCGAAGGTAAGCATCGAGGACTCCACATCATACTCGTAGGCGGACTTGTCATCATAGAAGGTGGTGACACCGAGCGAGGTGGCAGTGGAACGGTCGAGGTCGAGCTTGCTCTTTGTGACACAAGTGAGATGTATGTATTCATCGCAGTTGAACTCATTGCGCACGAGCAGCGTGAGGTTCGGCGTGCGGTCAGTGACATAGAACGTCTTGGCAAGAAAGCCACGATGAACGGTGAACTGGAGCAGTCGGCACTTGCTGCCGATGCGGGTTTCTATAGCAATAGGACTTATAATGTCACGTATCAAGGTGGTGTTCTTGGTGTCCACTTTAGCATCCTCGATGCGTACCATGCGAGGTGTAGACTCGCCATCGAAGAGAGCCAGGCACTCGGTGTAGCCCTGCAACGTGACATCAGGCAAATAAAATGCCGAAAGAGTCTGAAACGAATTGCGTGGAATGGTGAACATCGAGCGTGTGGTGAGGAAGAACAGTTGTATGAAGCCCATGGCATTTGTGGCGAGGCTCAGACGAGAGTAAATGAAATGGCGCTCCGGCGTGGTCGTCTCTTCAGTCTTTGTGTCCGCCGTGATGACGAAGTTGGCGAAGACACGCTGCTTATCCAGCATGTGCCCCTCGATGATGGAGCGAGCATCATAGAGCATGGCGATGTTGTTGTAAGGATAAAGCGTAGTTTCAAAGATAGTGTCAGGACCACATGCGATAGTGACATATACCGAAGCAGCATCAGAAGATATTTCAATCTCCGATGGGATGTTGCAAGTGAAGACGTAGAGAGAAGGATTATAATTGATTTCCAGCATGACCTTTTTGTTTTCAAAGATAACAGGCTTTGCCTGTATAAGAAAAGACCCAACCGCAGCGTTGCTCTGCACGGCTCGAAGGACAAAGGGCTTTAGTATGGAGTGTAGGCAAGTGCGGACTTGTTACGATCTTGCAGCAGCGACAGAAGAAAACCCGACTCCTTCGAGCCGGGCGGAAGTGGAAGACTGCCTAAGCAGCCTTTTCAGCCTTTGGCTTGCGCCCTCTCTTTTTCTTTGGCTTTTCCTCTACTGGAGCAGGCTCCGGCTTCTGCACCTCCTGCGCCGTGGGAGCTGTGGCTCCCTTGGCTTTTGCAATCTCTTGCGAGAGGCGTGCGAGGCAATTATCAGAGATGTTCAATCCCAACCTCTTTTTGAGGAGGAAGGTGAGGCGCATAGCCTTGTATGCACTTGTGCAATACATCTTATCTGAGCTGTTATCGCTTGTGTAAACGACCCATACATTGTTTGTGGACTTGCCGGAATTGGCTTTAGCTGCTAAAATGACATTTGAAGTATTCATAACTTTCTTATTTTAAGAGTGAAACAATCTGATTAGTGAATGAGATAGACTTCGATATAGCTGATGTCTACAAAGCTGTCTGCAGCGAGTGCTTCCGCCTTGGCGCTTGCCTCAGAATGGCTGTCAGCCTCGATTTCATATTCGATATACTCGCCATCCTCTCCATTGATGACAACCTGATAGAGATTGCTTGACAATTCAACCTGTCTTGAACTTCTTTTACCGAAGTGATATTCTGAATTAAAAGTGGTGTGTACCATAATCTTTAAATTTTATTTGTTCGACTTAAAAGTGAAGCACCGAAGTGCTTTTGTAATTTTTACGTGCATACAAGGAGCAGCAAGGAGAAGGCATTTTAATGCAAGGGATAGCCAAGATTATTTCATCCTTCGGGCTTGAAAGATTTTGGAATGAGGCAAACCTGCCCCAAAAACTTTTGAAAAAATCTTAGGCTAAGCGTGGAGCGCGACCCTTTCAGAATGCCGCTTGCGCTAACTTTGCAAAGGAAAAATCAGAAAGCATTACATTTGGTAAGTGCTTCACGTCGAACAAATAAAATGATTTGGTACAAAGAACACCACTTCAGAATATTACTCCGGAATAATAAAAGAAGAAGACTGGTGATATGAATTGTGCAATCTCTGTTGTCATCATAGGATGGGATGGCTACTTCTTCCATGATGAAATCGTGGCAGACAGATACCTATCTTTAAGACAAGCAGAAAGGTGGATGTGCTTGTGGCTACAAAAATGAACATCAGCAGTATCGGAGTTCATTCACTAATGAGAGTGTGGAACGGATGAGAAAAGGCTAATATGAATACTTGTCATTTTGGCTGCGAACAAAAAGCCAATTACTCCACAAACAATGACAGGGACGGTGGAACAAGCTACCAAGATAACAGCATGAAAGATGCACAAAGTGCAGGAAAGGCGGTGCGCCACGCCATACTCCTTTGAGAATCGGGATTGGCTACCTTTCGTTATTGACTCTCACGCCTGAGAGATTGCAATAGTTGAAGGTGCAAATAGCGAAGCGAAGGAGGTGCTGAAGACGGAGCATACCGCTGAAAAAAGAAAAGCCTTCATCCTGCGTTGGGCGCAAGACAAAGGCTTTATATGGAAGGCGGATTAGGAGGGATTCCGCTTCAATGAATGTTACTTGTAAAGTTGCTTTAATTGCGTGTAAAAAAGAGCTAATCCATCAAGGTCATCATGTCCACAAAAGTTTACACAAGGCTGGTTATTTTCATCAAAAGCATAACACCAAAGCCATGCATTATTTGGTTGACGCATAACCGCAAATGTTTTGATATTTACTTTGCCTTCATTTCCTTTAGAACAAGAAAAGCTACTTAGATTAAAAGAACCTTTAACTGTAAATTGTATACCAACAAGAGCCCCTTGTTCTACAAATATTGCATTTTTAATTTGAAGTACACCATGCGGCGTTTTTATGTATTTATCGCCGATAATCCATGTTTCCTCAGTGAAAGAGGTGAAGTTACCTTTTGTACTCAAATCCATCTCTTGAGCATGATAATTCATCTCAATTTTATTCTTTGAAAATAATGAAAACATAATAAATTAAATTAGTCCATCAAAAAAAGATTCTATTCGATTCGAATAGCCCATCCTTCAGAAACATCAAAAAAGGAACCTTTCGGAACAGGTAATTCCAAATGTCCCCATGTAAGGGCTTCAGCTATGTATGGATTGATTTTCCATAAAAGATGATTGTTGGATATGTACGCCAATTCATTCCAACAATGGGCATAAGGAAGAACAAAAGTTTCTTCTTCTGTACCACCTATTGGAATTGCTTTCGTAACAAAACTTGGAACTCCATCAAATTCAAATTGTACACCAAGTGTTGCCGTTATAGTATAGGCTTCTGCTATTTGTTTCATATAATGAAAGCTTTAATTATTTATTTCATACAAAAATAAAAATTACCTTTCATATTTTCTGTTTATATAAAGAATTTAACTACTATTTAACATTGTTACCGCACTCCACCAATCGCAATTGGATACAAATCATGCTGTGGAAACTTCTCGCAGCCGATATAGAGCGTGTCGAAGGCATCGGTGCCATCGGTACGGTGTTCGAGAAGGTCTTCTTCGGACTCCGGCTGCTTCTCCATACTTTTGTTCTTGCGGAAGCCGTTGCGTCCTCGCTCTACTCCTGCGGACTGGATGGCGAGGATAAGGTCATCGTTGTTTTGGCGGTTGAAGTACGGCATAAGGCGTTGCTTCCCGGCAAAACCCTGGTTGATGAGAAGGTATTTCTCATCGTGGCGCATCGGGTTGCCGAGGTACACGTCAATGACCTGCCATCCGTGGCGCTCGAACTCATGGACTACCACCCAGTGGAAGTCCTGGTCGTTCACAGCATAGTTAGAGCCGAGAGCGGTGGCATCATAGTAGTATATGACCGTCTTGTTTGGGTGTGGTGCGTAATAGGTGCAGAAGTCGGCGACGAGCGCAGGGATTTTGCGCTCGAACTTCACATAGAACGATTTGAGGATGTTCAGGCGGTTGACACGAGGCTGACCGCACACAATCCAGTTGATATTAGCATTGTAGTCCATGCCAATGCAGAGAGGCTGCATAGGGTCGATGTCCGAGTCCGTGCGACAGTCGAGCGAGCTGTTGAGCGTGGAGAACTGGTTAGTTGCGTGGATAGTGTAGAGATCCTGCTGCGCCTCCTTGATGATGCGGTCGTAGCCGAGCGAGTCGAGGTAGTCAAAATCCGAAGCATCATACTTGTGGTACTCCTGCATTGACGAGTAGAAGCCATCGTGCGAGATGCCGATCTTCTGACAGAGGATAGAAGTCTGGAACGTCTTCGGCGTGAGGTCGCGCTTCATCTGCCGGATATACTCTTCACCGAGAAGCTGAAGGTTTTCGAGGGTTGAGTATTCCTTGTAATAGACAGCGACTGAGCGCATCTTGTTCAGACTCTGGTCGAGCCATTTGAGGTAATTAGGCAGATAAGAAGGAATGGGCTTGCGCAGCTCTTTGAGTTGGGCAATGCGCTCCTTCGTCTGCCAAATCTTGTAGATTGTGCCCTTTATGGTGTCAATCAGTTCTGTGTCCATTTTATCCTCATAGTGCAGGAACCAAGAACCCTTGGTAGTCTGAGGCATATCCGAGAGCACCATCATTGAATGGTTAAAGCTGTGGTGCCCGAAGTACGAGCGTATGCCACCATTTGCAGGCAGAGTCTCGTCCTTCAGTTTGTTGTAATCAATGAACTTCGCCTCGTCAATGAGCAGCCATGAAAGCGTGAGCGAGTTGGAAGAGCCCGGGCGGTCCTGACTGATGATGATCGCCACCGAGCCATTATAGAACGTGATGACATGCTCATAGTCAGCCGGTTCGGTGATAGGCTTAGAAAACGACTTCGGCGGTTTTCTGCCTACCACATAGTGAACGCCATTGATGTACCCCCAACGCTTCCATGCTGCAAGCAGACCAGGGAGCGTGTTGGTCAAGCCATGCTTGAACGTAGGCACGACGATGCCACCAGTAGATCCAGGCATACGCTGCATGTTGCGCAGCACGAAAGGCGAGGCGATGGAGTCCGTCTTGCCAGTGCGTCGTCCGGCCACGATGACCGTAGTCTTCGCGCCGATGTATTGCGTAAGAAGCTGAGGTTTGTTGAAGTACACACGCTTAGAGTGTTGCTTCGCCTCAATATCCCAAAGGGAAGTGTCAGCTTTGTTCGTCATTGTCTTTAGGCTTAAAGATGTCATCAAGCACAAGATCCGCTTGTTCGTATTCGATATTCTCCGTGTCCGGATGCGAAGTGGTAAGCTCCTGCGTGAGCTTTCGGATGCGGTCGTCGATGTTCGGAACCGGCGTGATGCCCACAACACGCGGGTCAGTAGTCGGGAAGAACGGTTGGACAACAATCATGTGGTACGGCACAGATTGCTCGTCCTCGATGTCAATGCGGTTGAACTTCGCATAAGAAGTGGCCGCTTTCTCCATCGTCTTCGTGTCCTTACGCTTCTTCGCCATCTGGTACGTTTCCATAATCATCTCGTTATACCGCCAGCGGTGGAAGTCGCGCGTACACTCCGAGAGATTGGGCAATAAGGCTTTGACGATTTTCAAGTCCGCATACGCCGTGACTTGAGAGAGTCCATAACGGCTGCGTAGCTCATCGACAAACTGACGATCCTTCATGTCAGGGTTGGCGATAGACCATGTTACCATATCCCTTAATCGAAGTAGATGTTCGATTTGGGGAACAGGATATTTACCTTCCAATTCCGATTGGGAGGTGTAAAGATCTTGTTTAGCGATGTCGATAATGCTTAATTGTGACATGAAGAGAATTTTGAATTATTCATCATCCTCCATATCGAGGAGGTTGTTACGGGTGTTTTCAAGAGCGAGTGGAGAGCCGACGTAGGCGAGCTGCATCTCCTGATGCAACAGCTTGACACGTGAAGCAGCCTTGCCACGGTGGTAACGCTGCGAAACGGCTGTTGTGCGGTCAGCAATGTCACGGCGTAAATCCTCTGGTGGAACACCGAGGATGACCGCCATGTCGCTTATTTTGAGGTAGATTGAAGCATATTGTTCAATTTGTGTGAGAACTTCTTCTGAATATACCATATTATTTTAATTGTTAGCACCAGCAGCGTTGATGCGCTGTTGGAAAAGGTCGGTTAGCGGAACGGAATGGTTCTTTATAAGATCCATGACGGACGCATGAAGAGAGTTGAAGATGTCGGGCGAAGTGGAGATGAACGTGGACTCATGGCGGTTGCCTCGTGTGAGATTCTGCGAGGTGACGACACTAATCTGTTCACCAGACTCCGCTTGCACGAGAAGGATTTTGGAATGGTTGTCGGCAAGATAGGTGCGCTTCATCGTCTGTATGATGAACGCCCATAGCTTTAGCGTTTTGTTCGTAGCCTTATGGTCGAGAACAAGATTAAAGGCAGAAATGTTGCCGGACTTCTCGATGAAGAAGAGTCGGCGCAAGAACTCCTCAGAGATGGAGAACGAAGTTTGCCAAATCTCCGCTTTGCCGACCTGTCCCAAAATCCACTCCAAAACGTCCGCCACCTGAAGAGCATTGGATAGATACGCCTGGTGTGGACATTCCGAGAGTGGCTTTAGGATGTCATCTATGTTGATGTTGCGCTTCACTACTTCTTGGATTTAGACTTGGACTTCGGCTTGGAAGGAGTGGCATCCTCAGGCTGTTCAGCTAATTGGTCAGTTGGCGACTGACCAATTTCAGTTTCCTTAGTCTGCTCCTCTTCGCTTTCTTTGGTTTCGGTATTTGCTGCACTTTCTGCCTTTGTCACATAATGGTCATAAGTGTCCCAATTTGCGTGCAACTTTTTATCGAGATTTATAAACTCGTCGAGTAACAGCTTGCGTTCTGCAGCCGGCACCTGCTTAGTAGAGTCCGACAACAAGCGTAGGCGTAGATGGAGTTCACGCATACGGTGAGTGATATCAAGGTTCTCGACATAGAGCGCCTGGATATCCTCAGGCAGCGAGTCGTGATCCGCACGCTTGCCAGCCTTAAAGTCCTTCGCTTCGTTGTGTTCCTTGAACTCTGTTCGACTTGCCACGATGGAATCCACCTGCTCCTGCATGATGTTCACCTCGTCGTGGGCTTCGACCTCACGGCGAGCTTTGAGGAAGGCACGTAGCTTGCCTTCAATGAACTCAGCCTTGCCTTTGGGATTGATGCTGAGATTACGATACATTATGGTGTTATTGGTGAGTTGGAGAAGGAGGATTGCACCCTCGTTCCAGTCACGCTCAGCAGATGGAGTGTCGAGCCATTGCTGGAGTTTGTCTGTCAGATTGTTCATATTTTAGAGTTTAACTTTGATGTTATAACTTAACTTCGTTGAATTGTGGCAGCACTCGGCATAGTTCAAGCAAGCTTGACTCTGCTCTCATTTGCTCACAATTTATTATTGATACCAGTGAAGAACACACAATTTTTGTGATGTTCGGTAAGCACATTGCGCATTGCCTTCAGCGTGGAGCCAGTAGTAACGAAGTCGTCGAAGACGATGCAGTTAGGCTCTTTGGGGTGATTGTTCATAGTGAACACCGCCCCGATACGCTGCTTGGAATGGCAGAAAGCAACATCCTCGTAGAACGGGATGTTCAGCTGGGAAGCAATCATTTCGCTGATGCGAGTGGCGAAGTTCTTGACGAGATGGCGACGTTTGGGAGTGGTGACTATACACCACGCCCCCGTGTTCAACTCATCACCGAGGATGTCACGTATCAGTGGCGAGATGCTATCAGCGAAGAACGGCACCATACTGTCGTCGCCCTTTATATCCGTCAGCGTTCTGCCATACAGCGACTTCTGCCATAGAGAGATGAAGAACGTATCCGCCCGTCGAGTAAGCCGGACGCGCCGGGTGAAGTCGCACCGCGCTTCGACCGACTTATCCCACGCCTTGCGTTTCTCTATGGCGAAGATATCCTTCTGTTCATGCGTAGCATCCTTTGAGAACAGATCAAGCGGACCCGATAAGTCCGGCACGGAAATGTCATTCAAGAATTCCTGCATGTCTATCGGAGTCCGCTTGTCCATGGTCAACTATGATTATAACTTTACTCGCTGTTACGCTGCGCAATCAATGTCGCCGTCCTCAGTGGTGATAGTGCCAGTATAGAACGGAGCCGGACACTCGTCCGATGCCTCCACGTTGATAGTGGTGCCGGTGGTGCCAGTGGCACCCTGACCGAGATCCTGCGTGACGGTGGTCTTGGTAGTCCACTTGTCACAACCCACGACACGGTGCTTGCCCTTCATGTCCTCGACGATGAAGACGTTGTCGTTGTTATTGAGGTAAGCAGCTGCAGCCGGTGCCGCTTCGCTTACCGACGGATGCACCGCCACGAGTTTGTTGAGTTGCGTCTGTGACGGCAGTTCACCCTGTGCCTCACTTGTGAGTTGCGACTTCTCAGGAAGGATGTCGATGTATTTCCATACAGCGTTTTCCTTCAACGTGAAGGAGCCGTCATAGACAGAAGAAGTGACACGTCCGACCTCGTTATGAGGAAGTTTAGGCCAAACAAGAATATCATTCTTGGATGTATAATACACACGGCGACGCACACCAGGAAGTTCCGGTGTGCCCATCGCCCATGCAAGAGATTTTTGTACGTCTGTATTAGATGCTGCCATGATGAGTTTTGAATTGTGAATGTTGAATTGTCGGCTGCGCCGATTGTTCAATGATGAATTAGGAATTGGCTAAGAGAAGCCTTTCTACGTCAAGAGTGTGTTTCTGACGTAGAAGGCTTGAAGGTATATTGGATTGTTATGGCGCAAGTTCAACGACCTTCAGGCGTCGCTTGTCGATAGACTCGAACTGTACACCGAAGAACATGGTGGCGATGTACGAGAGAAGGAACGCATCGAAACGTTCAACGTCAACAGATTCCACGTCGCCCATCTGGTCATATCCATAAAGCATATTGATCTTTAGCGAGACGTGGATATACTTCGAGTCCGTCTTGTTAGCGAGCGGACAGAAGATGAGTTTGCCGTTAGAACCCTCGACAGTAGGCTGATTGTACTGCGTGTTATACGGAATACCACTGTGTGTGAGCAGATAACCCTCGTTATACTTATCCACGAAGTCCTGCGAGCAGTACATGAAGAGAGTCTGCGAGCGAAGACGAGGATCGAGCGAGAAGAGGATTTCCTTAGCCACATCAACGGCGTTGGCAGAGGTGATGGCATCCGTCAGTTTGAGGTAATTGCCGTTCTCCTTAGCGAGAGCCCCGGAAGTTACCTCCTTCTTTGTGATGGTGTCGAAGCCATCGAAAAGATCCTGGGTGGTAGTACCGCTTGCGTTGCGCACACCGCTCCAGATAGCATCATTGAGCTTTTCGGAGAGCGACTTGGCGATAAGTCCAAGCACCTCGCGAGCCGTAGGCACAGACTTCTGTCCGTCGCCCTTAGTGGCACCCGTGCCGAGGAGCGTAGAGATAGCCGAGTTAGGCTCGAACTTAGCGACCACCGAACCGAAGAAAGTTTCAAGCGTTCGGAAGTCCAGCTGCAAGTTCACGTCCTCCGAGCGAGTTGGCGAGTAAGGAGCGAACTGTGCCGAAGCGTTGAGCGTGCCCACACTCTCCTTGTAGCGGATGCCAGGGCGACCGGTCATAAACTTAAGAGTCTCGTCGCAGCCGATAATCGGCAGACGAAGGAAGTCAGAACGCCACTTTCGAGCAGCGTCCTTGTATTCTTGTAGGGTAAATTGTAGTTTTCCTGCCATGATATGGAGTTTTGAATTTTGATTTTTGAGTGTTGAATTATCGGCTGTGCCGATTTGGAGTTATTCAATTTTGAATTTAGATTTGTGAGTTGTTATGGTAATGAGTCAAAGAGAGCCTGAGCTGAGTTGGTGGTGTCGTAGAACTTCTCGATGTCAGATTTTTCGGTGTTGATGCCACCGTCCTTCTTGTCATCAACAACCGTGTTAGTGGTGTCAGCAGGGAGCTTTTTCAGTTTCTCCTCCAAATCGCTGTTAGCCTTAGTCAGGCGGTCAACGTCAGCCGAGAGAGTGGTGATTTCCTTGTACTTCGCTGTGATGTCCGCCTCGATAGATTCGAGCTGTGCCGTGGTAAGCGTAACCTTGTCGTCGTTAGCTTCCAGCGAGTCGCAAGCGAGAGTCTTGCAAATGTTAGAATAGGTCTTTTTCATTTTTTCTTCAGAAGATATGGTTGGAACAATTTTATTTGGTTTCTCTTGCGAGTGAAAAACAGAGGCACAAGCCTGCAGGAATCGTCTGAACGCCGTGATGTCTTCTGACTTCGTGTCGGTCAGCATCTTAGGAAGCGGTATGCCGTGAGCGGTAAAGTCCGCAGCAATAGCCTCCGTAAGAACTGGAGCCGACTCATCATCAAACTCCGTGAGTTCATCAACGAAGCCCCAAGCCAGTGCCTCCTGTGCCGTCAGCCATCCACCCATTTTCATGAGTTCAAGCAAGTCGGCAGATTTCTTCTTGCATCGTCCGGCATACATCTCTGCGACGTTGGCATCCAGCTTGTCAAGGTCAGACTTCTGCTTTTCCAGATTGTCGATGAGATTCTGCATATCCGTAGCGTTCAAACTGCCCCACTCGAAGAACGACTGTGAGCACTGGTGCACGAGATACATAGCCGAGTGATCCATTGTGATACGCTTTGCACCCATTGAGGCGATGGTGGCGGCACTGGCGTTCATGCCCACAAAGTGGACGTGAACATTGCTGTGTCGCCTGAATGCAGATGATATAGAGAGAGCGGTGTTGAGCTGTCCGCCAAGAGAGTCGATGAGAACAGCAACCTCCTTGTCGGTGTTCTTGTTTAGGACGAAATCGACGTAGTCAGAATCGAAGTCCCAACCACCGACGTAGCCTTTAAGATGGAGATTGTATTTTGTCTTTGCCATGATTGTCAAAAATTGTTTGAGGGCAAAGATATATTATATAATAATGTTGGAGAAAGACAGAAAAATTGTATTTTTGCGATGTAAAACGATAAACTTATGGTGAGAGACATTGTAATCATATTGATAATTCTAATAGGCGGATATTTTTGTATTCGCAGATTTTATCGTTTTGCATTAGTTGCAATAGTATTTTTATTTGCACTATTTGGGCAATCACGCAGAAGTTATCGCAAACTGCGAATTATCTATTGGAAGAAGGTGGAGCGCAAAAACAGAACGAAGAAAAAATAGCTTTTTCAAAAACTCAACCGATTTCGGCTGTATCTTTTGTAACATTGTAAACAAAGAAAGAAAATACTGATTATCAACACTTTAAGTTTTGATGCAATGTTTCAACTGCATACAAAATGTTACAAAAAGGCATAAAAAAAGGCGCTCATCACGCCGTGCATGGCACCAGTGCCACTTTATTTGTATAAGATATGGTGTATTTCGTAGCAGCCGAATCACCATCCACCTTGCCTGTGGAGTCGTCTACCTTGATGACAGGAAAAGGTTTGTCAGCCGTGCCGATGAGATACTGCTTTCCATCCACCGTCTGGATGACGAAAGCAAGATGCTCACGAGCTGGCAGCTGCGAAGTAGTAGAGAAAGAGAGTTTCACCTTTTCCAAAGTGTCGTTATTGTCAAACTGCGTCTCCATTTCACAAACGGCATTACCGATATGTGGAATTAGGAAAGTGTCAGCGAACACTCCGACAGGAGCATCCGCCAACGCTTTCTGTGTGATGCTTGCCATGAGCGACGAGGCAAGCACGTAATATATATTGATGATTCCGGGAAGACGTTGCATATTATTCTACTATTTCTTCAGTTTCAACCTTGTTATTGCTACCGTTTTTTATCGTGCTGTTTTTTCGCTTGCATTGGTTAGTAAGATAATTCTTACGCAAGCGTTGGTATATTTTTGCGATAGAGTCCCAGCAAGTGCCGTCCTCCTTTATGCCCCGTTGCTCCATGTAGAGATAAATGAGGTCTTTCTGCTGTTTGCCGATCCTGCCGAAGTCGTGCAGGAACGTCCAGCAGTCTACATCAAACGAGTTCTTCACGTTCTCCAGCAGCGCACGTTTACCAGTGTCCGTGATATGATTGTAAATACGAGGGTCGCGAGTTTTAGAATACGGAATACAAATGGCGACTTCATCCTCACGTTGCCTTGTAGGGACAGTAGAAACAGGCGGTTTGACAACAGCGAGCTTTATAAGTTTAGACTCGATGCTGCCGTTTCTTAGACGCACTGGTTCCGTGCCACTGTGCCGATGTACGAACCACTGACGCAGATAGGAAGGCATTTTGATATAGATGTGATAGTCGCTCATAAAACATGTAAAATGATTACGAGCACAAAGATACTATAGTTTTGTGTAGGCTGTATGGAAAGTAGGGAACGTTTAAGATTTGTTATTTGGTATGTATGTAGCCTATTTCGTTATCAATGACTTGCAGTATCTCCATTCATTATCTCCAAAATTATGCCAAAATCCATAATATAGAGATACATAATCAGGCAATAGCTTTCGTATTTGCATCGCAAATCTATACCCTTCATTCACCCAATCCTCAAAGCCGTCTATTTGAAATTCTGTATGTGAAGTATAAGGATCATAAATGTCAGCTTTACAATGCCATTCTTTTAATCCTGCAATGTCGGGAAGGTTTATTACTTCTTCATTTTCGAGATAGATGGTATTAAAATCACCTATCTCACAACCATCTTCATCCCAAAAGATGCCAGAGTAACGTGTATCAGTCTCGAAAACGATATTTACCTTTTTTACAGCCATAATAAAAAGTTTTCTGCAAAAATAAAGAAAATAAATGATAAGCACCCCTTACGGAGAATATATTTCTTGGTTACAATAAAAAGGTGGGCTGCCGGAGCGAGGCGATTGCCTCGTCCGGCTTCCACCTTTATCTGTGGAAGACGTAGCCATCCTCGAAGATGTAGTCCGAGATGAACAAATCCCTTGCAAACGCCTTGTAATCGAAGTAATATGAGAGATTGCCCATCATGCGCTCCAAATCATAGCACTCATTGACGATGTGTGTGGCGAAATCCTCTTCCGAATCATATTCGCCCTCATAACTATCTTCAAAATCCGAAATGCTGTCATCGCCAGTGGCGGAAACATAAGCCTTAACTGCTTTCTGTTTGTCATCATCCATTTGGATGAAAGCTATTATCTTGTCGAAAACTTCTTCATCCATACAGCTTTCTGAATACCATTCAGCAGGGAAGCACTGATAATCCTGAAACATAAGCTCCGGATCCTCCTCATCAGCGTGAAGCTGCTTGCATACATCGATGAACTCCTCGTAAGAGTCAAACGTGCGGAGATCGAGCCAGGCACCGAAGAGTGAGCCTTCATTGTACTTCTTGTATGTGCCACAGTAGATGGCAGGCTGATCCCAGAGATAATCAACGATATAGCTGCTGACACTCTCAAACTGCTCCTTCATGCTCTTGTGAGCCGACTTAGGTGATGTTAAAACCATTTCTTGCATAACTTAGAAATTTAAATTGTTAGACTTTTAGATGCAGCCCTCGGAATGAGGACTTTTTACGCTGCCTTACCCAGCGCCAGAAGAAGACATTTAAGGCAAGAGATAGCCGAATATTTTTTCACCTTTGGCGGAACGAGAATTTGGACCAGGAGCCACCGCACCCCAAAATCTTGAAAAAATATTCGAGCTAAGGCAGCGCCGTGCCCTTGCAGAATGTCGCTTGCGCTAACTTTGCACGCGGAAAAATCCCATGAACGAAACCAGGGCTGCATGTCTGACAATTTGAATGTTATGCAATAGAAATCCATCACCTATGTCCACAAGAGCGGAGCAATAAAAGGAGTCAGCAATACCTCTTTCATTAGATTATCGTAGGGCAAAGCCTACCATGTGGCACATACATCAAAGAAGAGCAATGAGTGAAAGGCTCACAAGTGCCAGACACGTTCTCTTTAAGCACGGTGACACTTACGATACCGCATGGAAAAAGCAAACTGTAGCAGATGAGGAGAAGCCGGACTACAACAAAAAAATAAGGATTTTCAGTACCTATTTCCCTCTTGGTATTTAGAAAGCATAATGAAATGTTACAAGAAGTTATAAGAAATTACAAGATAATAGCCTGCCTAAATAAATGACATACAGAAAGTTACATTAAGTTACAACAATTACAGCATTTCTCTTCTGAAAAATGAATGAGGGCAATAATAATGAGGATTTCACCATATATAGTCAATGACTACTACTTTATGCTTTTTGGAGCGTGTGATGGGCTACCAATATGTATGTAGGTAGATTACAAATCGTGCGCAAGACCTCTGAAAAAAACGGAGTACATCGCAGAGTATGGCCATGTCTTCCGCAAAATAAAAACCGCCGAGACGATGCAATCGCCCCGGCAGTCCACCTGATTATGATACCTATTGAAAAGAAATATATTCGTAGTAAGCTACCGCTTATAAGAGTAAAAAGGTAAAAAAGTAAAAGGGTAAAAAGCCCTTAGAATGGCTCGTCGCTGTCGGATTGGTCAGGCGCAGTCCACAGGCTGATGCCAAACGTCTCGCAAAGCAAGTCATAGTCAAAGCAGTAGGCACGTTGTGTCATAGTAAGTTTTGGAGGCGTGCTACCCATAGCAGCCCTGGTATGGTCGTACTGGATGATGCCCTTCTTATACACATCAAATCGCGCCACCTTTTCACCAAGGTAGGCACGGCTGTTCTGAAGATAGTATTTCAGCGCATCCGTAGGCAGCACCTTCTCGTTAGCCTGTCGTCCCTCCTTGCGGTATAGATTGAAGATACGTGTCTTCTGCAGGAAGAGCACCGGACGTTCAGACTGCCAAGTGGCATTGATGATGTCCGTCTTGGACTTGCTGCAATAGCGGATGAAGAAATCGCCACCCTCAATCAGTTCACCGTCGCTTGCAAGATACTGTACCACATTCCAGAAGTTGCCCAGCTCGCCGTTAGTCTTGCACTCACCATTCTGCTTCTTTATCCCTTCGATGGTGACTTGCAGCATCTCATCGAAAGTCAGCGTAGGGATGATCTTTTGTAGCACCCGAAGCGCAGCCAACGGCACACACCAGTTGTTCATGATACGGTCCTCGCCCTTTTCGCTGCCGAGAGCGTTGCCGACGATATTCTGCGTATCATGGAACGCTGTAGACCACGCCTGTTCAAAGTGTTTGCGCTGTTTTAGGATTTCGAGCGTCAGGTGCGTCAGTCCCAGCGAGCGCATTTCGAGCAACACCTTATAATTCTGCTTCTCCTTGTCCGAGAACTCACTTCGAGGGAACTGCAGGAAGACGAGTCGGGTAAAGAGAGCGATATCCGATGTCGGCATCTCCTGACCAGAGAGGATGATGCCAGAGTCCACCGCCGTCGTCTCCTTCTTCTTGTCAAGATCCATATTCATGCGAGTACGACCGGTGCCGTCCCACAGACCCTTCAGGAACTCAATCATCTTCGGGTCGATATCATTCTTGTACTCGTCGATATGCGCCAGGGCATTAGCCGACTGCGCCACCGTGTCGTTCAGAGCCGATGGTGTAGAGTTTTGGATATTCGGTGCCGTGTAGCTGATTGTGAACAACGAGAGCAGCGTGTGGCCAAGCTCCGACTTGCCACTACCTTTCGGACCGAATAGATTGAGGATAGGGAACCAGTGATTGGCTGAAGTAGAAGTCACCACGTCGCGGAAGAGCGTGGCGAGATAGAAACAGAAGCCCACACGTCCGTTGTCCCCATACACCTTGAACAGCTGCTCTGTAAACTCCTTCAAAGTGACCGAAGAAAGATTGAGATGCACAAACTGCTTCTCAAAAGTAAAGAGCTTCGGGTCCTTCTTGTATATGGACGAGCTGGATGGCAGATAGAAGTTGCCCTTATCCTTCAGCCTGACTATGCCAAATTCATCAGCCGGTATGAAGTGGCAGTCGTGGAAAACACCGTTGCCAAAAGCGTAGAAGCCAGCTCGTTGCCATCCCATTTGAGTAATTTCCGTTGCCGTCTCGGTCTTCTCGTATAGATATGATTTGAGTTTCGTTAGTTCCTTCTCAGTACCCTTCCAAATGAAGTTGCCCAAGCCCTCGATTTTCTGCTTGAACTTAGCGAGAGCGATAAGATCCTCCTGCTTCAGTTCCAAAATTTCCTCATGTTTCATCGCATTCTTTATTTTATATAGACGTTTAGGATTTGTTGTATCTTTTATGTGGAACAGCGGAACCATTGTGAAGTTCGACCACTCGTAGACACTGCCTTTCTCCGTTATGGACATGTAGCAGCCGTGGTCGATATAAAAGCCGTATTTGTGGTTTAGGTCGTCCTCATCCTGCTCCTTATGCTTCTTGTCCTGCTCCTCACGCAGTTTCCGCTCCTTATCCACTGCCTGGAGCCACAACCGTCTGCCCTGGTAATACTTCGTGAGCTTGCCGATATACATGGACACGCCCGTTTCGTCATCAATCAGCGACAGTAGATAAGCAATCTTCTTAATAGTCAGGCGCTGCTCCTCCGTGGTGTTCGTCTGCGGAAACAGTTTGTCCGCCATCCAAAGAATGAAGTCCGTCTCCTCAGTGGCGTTGAAGATATTGGTGTTTTTGAAGAACGTGTCCGGATCCTGCTTCTTGTTGTCGTCCGTGTCCGGGATTTCCTTGATGCTGACAGATAGACCATTTTCCATAGCCAGTGTTCCAGCCTCTATGACGACTTGTATGCCATGGCCAAATGGTTCTCCGTTCTTTGGTGGGTCAGCATCCGGAAGGAAACACACCTTGCTTGCTATGCGCTTGATGGTAGAGAAATGCGTTTCGTTCCACGCTGATCCGAGCGCAGCCACCGTGTTGTATATGCCGATAGACTGTAAGCGCATACAATCCGGTGCCCCCTCGACGAGAAACATCTTATCCTGCTTCGCTGCCGTCTTCCAAGCATCCTCGATGCCGAAGAGTACCGTAGACTTGTGGAAGATTAGCGAGTCCGAACTGTTCAGGTATTTGGGCTGCTGCTCATCCATGCAGCGAGCGGTGAAGCCAATTACATGCCCGAAACGGTCATGTATCTGTATGACGATACGATTCTGGTAGAAGTCATAGCCACCACGATTGAGAAGTCCCAACTCCTTCAGGAAGTCCGCCTTTACTGGAAACTGCTGCAGGGCGTGTCCGTCAGCTGGTGCATATCCAATCTCTTTGAGAGTGCAGTAGTCCTTTCCCCAACGTCTGTAGGCATACGCCTGTGCCTCTTTCGACTGAAGGAACTGCTTGCGGTAAAAATCGGCGACCTGCTTGTTGGCAATCCACAACGCTTCCTTATGCAGTCGCTTCTGCTTTGCCTCCGCTGATTCCTGCTCCTGCTCAATCTCCACGTTAGCCCTTTGCGCCAACGTCTTGACGGCTTCAATGAACGTCTTGTTCTCCACCTTTTCTATGAAATGGATGGCATCGCCACCTTCGCCACAGCCGAAGCACTTGAATCTGCCGGTCTGTGGAGAAACATAGAAAGAAGGCGTCTTCTCGTTGTGGAACGGACAGCAGCCGACATGGCGCGTGCCACACTTCCGTAGGTGGACGTGTTCACCGATGAGCGCCACGATGTCTGTGCGCTCCAAGATGGTGTCGATGGTTTCTTGTCGTATCATAATGTGGTGTTGAGTGGAAAATGCCCTATATCCACTATCTCCCGACACTGGATATAGGGACTTAACAGTTATATTGAGGATGATTCTACAGTGCTCTAATAGCGTTTATGTATTCGCTTTTTAGAATATACCATAAACGTCCCTTTTTATGAGCAGGGATTAGTTTACGCTCAATCCGTTTTCTTACTGCTTGTGTCGATATGCCGAGCTCTTTAGCCAGTGCAGCGACACTCATGACGGTCTCTTCCTGGTCAATGACAATCTTCTTCATGTCATCATCTGAAATCCTTGGGGATTTGGGTCTTCCAACTGTTCTCTTCTCCATTTTCTTTATTTGTTAGATAATCTTCTCTTGTTTCACAAATTATTGTCGCAACCTCTAAGTCAGAACAATAATGATAGTGTACGAACTTGCCTCTCTGCTTGCCTCTGCCTTGGTTGTGACGTGAAGCAAGGCAGTTCAACGACTGCACCTTGTCGCAAGGGAGGTAGGCAGACTTCACCTCTCCGGGGTTGATGGCATTTATCCATTCAGTGATATTTGTTACTCTTTCAATTTTCATAGATAACTTATTTGTTGTTTTTGAATAAGTCCGTATGTAGTGTATTCCATGTCGGGTTAGACCTATATCAAAGTAAAGGTTAAAAGCGTGAAAACCATTGGTAATATCGCACTTTTTTCGTATCTTTGCATTGTTATATAGAGGATATTCTACGAATAGAACACCACCCGAATTTTGCAGTCTGCCTTAACACTTGTCGAACTTTCTTCGGCAAAATTATAAGGAAAAAGAAAGATTGATTTCAAAATGTAAATTATTTGTACCTACATACCTACTATTTAACACTTTCTATGCGACATAATGATACTTGTCGATAGTAAAGCAATAAAAAGAGTTCTTTAAAATAATAGTTCAAAATCTAAACGTCTGTCTGCTTTCAGTATGTATGTAGGCACGTATGTAAGTAAAATGTGTGACACTTGTGTGACACTTTGAAAAAAACTACTTTGACGTTTGTTTTGTAGAAGATAAAAATTTCCTTCTAAAGCCCTGTAATGATGTGACTTACATGGGATTACAACGGCGTTAGAATTTGAATTCCAAGCGGATCACTTGGATTCCAACGGAATCACTTTGTGACCCCATGCGGATCACCAAGGAACGAAAATTCAAATTGAAAGAAAGAGGACTTTTACATAACGTAAAGTCCTCTTTTTGTGTATAATAGGCTGATTTTCAGTAGAAAATCTATTTTCTATATTAGGTTATTTAGAGGTTAACATTATTGTCTAACATCACAGTGGAATTCTGCTATGAGTACAGAAGAGGACATAATGTGACACGATGAGCCAAAAATGCGTTACACATTGCGTTACACGTTACGCAAAATGTGCGTTACACATTTTGAGAGCTTGCGGTACAAGAAGCATTGGCTGCATCAGAAGAGGTGACGCAGCTGCTCCGCAAGTGTAAGAAGATTGTAACGGCTATGGATGTCCTTGACGAGGAAATGACCATGGACAATTTCAATCTTCACTTCTATGGCGAGGAGGTCATGCAGAAGAAGGAAGAGGAGTTGCGGGTCGGACAAGTCCGCCCACGACTTGGGGAGGGATAAATTAAAAAATGCTTCCATACTGCGAAAGTACGGAAGCATTTGTATGGTGAGAAAAGACAAGTTGTTTATTCTGGTTTCTGCACAAACATGATTTTATCAAAAATATCACCTGCAGAAACGTTTACACGAACATAACGTCCATTCTGTGTTTCGTTGGGAGCAAATGTAACAGTGAGCGTATTTCCTTCCACCTTTGAAGATGTAAAGTTGCCTTTAACTTCGGAATAAAGTTTGTCATCATACGCAGGAACGTTTATAATGGTTTTAGTTTTATCACCCACCGACTCATTAACGTATTCAATCCAAAAATTCTTGTAATTCTTGCATTTGAAAGTATATGTACCGCCAGACTTTGGCACGCCAATAGCCTTGCCAAAACTTGGTGTTAGCGCTACTTCATAATTGTTCTTTTCCCATTTCATGGCATCCCAATCACCATCGTCTTTGCTGCATGAAGCTAAAGACAAGATGCAAGTAAAAAGCAACATGGTTGCAAATAGTCTTTTTTTCATTTGTTATATATTTTATGGTTTTTATTATAAAACGCACAACCTCTTTGAATATTACATGAAAAATGCAACTTTTTCAGGATGAATATCCACTGCTCTCCTCCTTATTTTAATACGCTATTCAAAAACAAGTTTTTTGAACTTTTTATTTTCCATAAATACCTTTATATATGATGTAGAAACGGGTCCAACTACGGTATCGTTATTGCAACATTTTAAATTATTATCGAAAGCATTAATAATCCAATTATCATGTTTCGCTTTTCGTTCAATTATTATGGTTGAATCATTCCAATAAACTATATGCACGCTATCTATTATTGGGTCATTATCGCTTGATAATTTGCATTTCAAGTAATATGAATTATAGTATTCGTCTGGAGGATATATATAGTATTCATCAACCAGTTTAATGCCTGTTGAAGAACAACTGACAAGAAGAGACAGCAATATGAAATGGAAATACTTAATCATAATCTTTTTTGCGATTTTACTTAATCATTGTAGAACTGCCACAAAAATACAACTTTTTCAGAAGAAATACCCTCCACACTCCTTTTTTTTATCCATGGTCTTCAAAGAGTTTGGCGGTGTCGGAATTTTTCCATTCAGCGAATACGTTGCCCTTGGCTAAACGTATGCTGTTCACGATGTCGATGATGCTTGGTATCGGGTATTCACCGATGCGGAGGATAGAGAACTCAATGGCAGAGATGCGTTGGTAGAGGCGTATGTAGGAATGATTTAAGGAAGTCAAGGGCGGTGATGGCACAGACGAACTGGCGCAAGGTCAGCGTGGCTTGCTGCTTGTCGTGTTGGACGAGGTAAACGCTGCCGTACAAACGGCAACGCACGAGAATGTTTTCCCAATGACACAGGCATAGTGTTTGGATTTCTGCCATGGGCTTGTCGGTGGCAAGTTGGCGGAAGAAAAAGAGGAGTTGCGGGTCAGACAAGTCCGCCCACGACTTGGGGAGGGATAAATCGAAAAATGCTTCCATACTGCGAAAGTACGGAAGCATTTGTATGGGGGAAAAGACAAAAGATTATTGCAGACTCTTGTCAAGGATTTCAAGAAGAATGGTAGGGTCCTCGTGGATTTGCTCA